ATAGACGCATACAAATTCGAGGAGTTAAACCATGAGGCAAAGCTAAATGTAGTTTTTTGGATGACATCCACCTTTGAGCCGCTTGAATATGAGAGGCTAGATGGAAGCATCGGCTACGATTATTGGGACGAGGCGGATGTGGAATACATTGAAGATTTTTGCAAAATCAACGGACATTTATTTTCTAAGAACGGTGATCCGATACACAAATTAATAACTAAACATTAATCAAATGAAAACACCAATGCAAGAGGTTTATGAAAACTTCAATTTAATGAGTGACGCAGAATTTAAAGCGTGGATGCTTAATACAGATTTGCTTAAGAAAGAGAAAGAGGTAATAGCTAAAGCATATAATTGCACAAATAGTATGGCTATGAATGGAGAACAATACTACAACGAAACCTTTAACACCAAAAAAAAATGAAAAACTGGAACTCAAAGATAAACGAATACACCCCGATAGTCGGGGACAAGACAATAGGCAAGGCGAGGACGGCCATAAGCATGAAGCAAGGCGGCGTACCCGTAAGAATAATTGCCAAGGGACTGAAGCTAAGCCCAAGTAGAATCTACCAATACCTAAGGGATGAAAAGTAGGCTACTTACGGACGTCGTCTATCAGATAAACAGACGCCTTGGGATCGACATCACGGACAGAGGAAGGAAGCAGTACAACGTATTTGGTAGGACTATATTCCTCAAGATCGCTACCGAGTACCACGGCGGGACGTTGAAGGAGGTTGCCTCATACGTCAACAGAGACCACGCCACATACATCCACCACAAGAAGATGTTCAAGGAGCTGGAGAATATGCCGATCCACCACAGGGTATACCTAGAGGTGTGTAAGCACGTTAGACACAGCTACAAGGACTATGAGGGGTACGAAAATGCTTTGGTGACAGAGAACGACAGGCTCCTGGACGTAAAGCTACTAAAGCTGGAGGCTGAGGTGGAGAGACTCCGCGACGAAAACCACAGAATGAAAAAACTGCTGGAGAGCTATGACACACTAGAGGATCACGAGATCAAATACAGGAGCCTGCCAACCGAGAAGCAGCTTCTGTTCAAGACAAGAGTAAACCCAATCTTAAAAATGATATAACATGGACTACAAAGACGCACAGATTCAGGCACTAAGAATTCAGAGACAGGAGACCCTGCTAAAGCTATTTATTTACATGGCCGAAGACTGGGAAATAAACCATGACGAGTTAGATTTTTTCTTGACACATTTGTACCAAAATGACATGGAGGCCGAAGAGAATATTAAAAATTTCATGGTTTTTATCAGAAAGTCGACACAAAATTGAAAAGTCGACACGGTGTCGACACGGCTTAACGCCTATAAACGTTGAGTTAGTGTCGAAGTGTCGACTTTACCCTACCAGAATTAGAAAAAAATAAAAAAATAATAATATATCTCTATAGGGGTATATAAAGAAAAAACCGACACATCGACACAAAATGAAAAAATACATTGGGGTTACAAAGAGACGCAAGTCGGGAAGGGTATGCTTCGTATCAAGGGTCTACCACGAAGGCGTGGTATACTCATGCGGGGTCTTTCCAACCGACGAGGAGGCGGCGAGGGCATACGACAAGGCGGTCATGAGGCTAGGCCTAGACAAGAGGATGAACTTTTTTAAGAAAAAACTTGCGCAGGAATAATAAACAAACTAAATTTGCCTAATATGAAATCAACAACAGAGATACTACATGACCTATTCAAATCATTCGATATGGACGTCAGCCTTGCAGAGGGGCGCCCAGGTGGGAGACAATTCAGTGATCTACAAGGGGATAAAATTCACAAGGACGCCAGAGGGCTTAGACTTTCTGACGACAGAGACAGACTTCTATGAGAAGATGGAGGGAGGACACGTCGAGAACTTCTACGAGATGGAGTTCGAGATGGCGGTAAGCGCATACCTCTTCGACAAGTATAGCCGACAGATAGAATTGGTTGGGTCATACATCAAGGACGAGTGGACGCACCGAAAGAACAGAAGGAAATACGAATATTTAAAGAAGCTAAGGACTAACATAATAAAAAAATTAAGCGATGAAAGACGTAATAGACAAGTTAAGGGATGACGAACACTACTACGGCGAATTTGGCCGTCAGTATATGTCCAACAGCAACATAGGTACGCTCCTAAACAACCCGTCAATGTTTGGCGCCGTAACGCAAGAGACCGTCCCGATGGTTGTAGGAAGATTCCTACACGTCGCGCTGCTGGAGCCCGAGAAGCTAGGCTCGTTTAACGTCGTAGACGCATCGTCACGCAACACAAACATATACAAGGACGCGTCTCCAGGGAGGATATCCCTCCTGTCGAAGGAGGCCGAGCAGCTTCAGTACATGATCGACAAGATCAAGGGCAACAGGGTCATGAACAAGGCGATATATGAGAGCGGCAACAGGTTTGAGGAGCCAGCGGTCGGGGAGCTGTTCGGATTAAAATGGAAGGGGAAGGCCGACATCCTCTGCAAGGATCGGATCATCGACATCAAGACCACTGGCGACATAGACAAGTTCAAGTACAGCGCCGACAAGTATAACTACGACAGCCAGGCATACATATACAGCGTACTATTCGGCGTCAAGATGGACTTCTTTGTCATCGACAAGCCCACGCTAAGGCTGGGAATATTTGAGTCTACGGATGAATTCCTGCTGCGAGGTCGCGAAAAGGTGCAGCGTGCCGTACACATGTACAACAAGTTCTTTGGTGAGAGCCCGACGCACGACATAAACCAATACATACACATAGACTCACTATAATACACATACAGCCCAAGCGGTCGGGGCATGACGACCGTACTTTAAATTTTTTTTACTATGGCAAGAATTAGCCACCAATCAGAGAAGAGCACTAGCTCTAACCCCACTACTAAGTTTTTAGAGTGGAAATCAAACGACAAGGCATTCGGCTTCTATGACAAGGAGAAGGGTGAGAACGTGCTGGTACAGCTACCCTTAAAGTTTGTCTTCATCCAACACTACCACACGGTAAAGGGTTGGCATGACAAGAACCAGGCTGGGATTTATTCCAACGAGGTTTTCTATATCGGAAACGAGCCGATGACCGTCCGTGTGTTTAAGCCAAAGGGTACAATTGTGGCCGAGGGCCTTTACAATGACATCAAGCCTCAGGTATCTGCCGCTGGCGGGAAGTACCACAGGTCTATCTATGTGATGCTTGAGGACGGATCCCTGGCAAACATCTCGCTCAAGGGCGCGGGCGTCCGTGAGTGGTCCGAGTTTATGGACCTAAACAAGGCCAAGGTCGACGACGTCTGGGTCACCGTGACCGAGGCTGTAGAGTCCAAGAAGGGAAGCATCAACTACAGCACGCCAAGGTTTGTGCTGGGCACGAAGCTAACCAACAAGCAGTCTGAATCCGCAGACTCTGTCGCGGCAGTGCTTGAGCAGTTCCTTGATAAGTATTTCAAGAAGGAGGCAAAGGTGGAGTATGCCGCCGTTGTTGAGGCAGTGGAGACCGACTCTCTGCCATTCTAATTTAATGGGGGTCGCAAGGCCCCCTTTTTTTAAAAGCTATGATAACGATATTTAAAAACATAAAGGAGACGTCCACTCCGTTCTATAGAGAGATAGGCTTTGTCTTTGACAGAATCAAAAACGAAAGGTACGGCGAACTAGTGAGCATGATCAGGAAGGAGTCTGACAAGCACAAGAGAAACGAACTAAAGAAGGACCTGCCAGCGATATGCTTCAGCGGCGAGTTCACCAAGCGTGCCGATGACGCCATAACCATCCACAGCGGATTTATATGCCTAGACTTCGACGGCTACTCCACCAAGAGGGAGATGCTTTTGGCTAAGGAGGCAATGTCTTCAGACCCGTATGTCATGGCTGTCTTTGTCAGCCCATCGGGCAACGGCCTAAAGGTTGTAGTTAAGATACCGCCAGAGGTGGACAACCACAAGAGATATTTCGACGGCCTCAACAACCACTTCGGGTCGGAATACTTCGACACCACGTCGAAGAATATCTCCAGGGTGTGCTACGAGTCTTCGGACAGGGACATCTACATCAACATGGACTCTAAGCCATGGAGTAAGATGGCCGACGTGGAGTACCTACCCATGGACAGGGACACATACGACCCCACCATAGCCATAACAAACGAGAACAAGATCGTAGAGATACTCATGAAGTGGTGGAAGAATAAGTACGGCCTGGTCCAAGGGGAGCGCAACCACAACATCTTTATCCTGGCCGCCGCCTTCAACGAGTACGGGATAACCAAGTCCCTGGCGGAGTACATCATCGGGTCGATGAAGTCTAAGGACTTCCCCATGTCAGAGATCCAGGCGACAATAACCTCGGCATACAGAAACGCCTCCGCACACAACACCAAGTACTTTGAGGACACGGACACGGCCTCCAGGATACGCAACTCAATCAACAAGGGGGAGCTAAAGTCTAACATCATCAAGGCATACTCTGACGTTGAGGACATCGAGGATGTTGTAGAAAAAATATCGGCAGACCCCAGCCCTAAGAAGTTTTGGACTAAGTCTGACAAGGGGCATATAGACGTGGTGCCACACCTGTTCAAGCAGTTCCTTGAGTACAACGGCTTCTACAAGTTTTATCCGCACAACCGCACGGTATACATGTTCGTGAGGGTGACAAACAACCTCATCGAAAAGGTTAGCGACGAGACGGTTAAGGACTTCGTCCTTGCCTACCTCTCTGAGCTGGAGGATATAGGCATATACAACTGGTTTGCGAAGAACACAAAGCTATTTAGGAAGGAGTTCCTGTCATTTATCGACACGGTAAACGTCCACTTCATCATGGACAGCCTTGACTACAGCTACATATACTTTAAAAATTGCGCCGTCCTGGTGACCAGGGGGAGCATAGAGATGGTCGACTATGTTGACCTTGAAGGGTATGTGTGGAGCGACCAGGTGATCGACAGAGACTTTGAGCATTGCGAGGTTACTGACTGCGACTACAGGAAGTTTATCCATAGGATCTCGGGGGACGACCCCAAGAGGGTGAGGTCTGTCGAGTCCACCATCGGATTCCTTATGAGCGGATACAAGGACCCAGGCTACTGCCCTGCGGTTATATTAAATGACGAGGTGATCACCGAGAACCCAGAGGGGGGTACGGGTAAGGGTCTGTTTGTCCAGGGCGTCGGAAAGATGAAGAAGGTGATAGACATCAACGGAAAGATATTTGACCCCAAGACCCAGTTCGCGTACCAGACCGTAACCACAGACACCCAGGTTGTGTCGTTTGACGACGTGAAGAAGGGTTTTAACTTTGAGAACCTATTCAGCACAATCACCGAGGGGATCACCATAGAGAAGAAGAACCAGGACGCCATCAAGATACCATTCCACAGCAGCCCGAAGATTGTCATCACGACAAACTACGCCATACGCGGAAAGGGTAACTCATTCGAGCGACGTAAGTGGGAGCTGGAGCTTCGTCAGCACTACAGCATGAACCATACGCCTGTAGACGAGTTTGGCAAGAGGTTCTTTGACGAGTGGGACGATGACGAGTGGTGCTCCTACGACAACTACATGATAGGCAACCTCCAGTACTACATCGCAAACGGGTTGGTTGTCTCTGACTTCAGTAACCTTGCCATACGAAAGCTTGGAAGCGAGACGTGTCATGAATTCATCGACTGGATCGGGCTGGTAGACGGGAGCAAGCCGACACATGTCTTGGAGTACAACAAAAAATTGTTTAAGGATGACCTGTACAACGACTTCATCCAGGAAAATCCAGACTTTGCGCCTAAGGCCAAGATGACAATCTCTAGGGCTTTGTTTTATAAGTGGCTAAGCTACTTTGGGGCCTTTAAGAACGGTGTCGATATTNTGGAGGGGCGTGACANCATGGGTAGGTGGATAATGTTTAAAGACGAAAACTATGGCAAGGAAGAGGAAGGATCCAATATTGCCCTTCGATTCTGAGGACTTCAACTGGTGTGTCTACAACGACTTCCAGGTCTACAGCGTCAAGGACCCCAACGGGTGGTACAAGATCGCCGTCAGGAGGAACGGGATAACGACCAACGGGCTCGACAGCATCGTCATCGACGGCGTCACTATAGAGTCCGTCGAGACCGTCGGGAAGATGAACTTCAAGACTTTGTCCGAGCTTTCGGCCTACCTGCCATTTTTTTATAAACAACTAAGGAAAAAGTATGGTTGAGTTTAGAGACTACCAAAAGGAAATAATAGTAAACGGTTCCGAGGTGTTGGGTCGGTGCGGATTTTTGTATCTAGCGATGGAGGTCCGTACTGGCAAGACGCTGACCAGCCTGGGTATTGCCGAAAGGCTTGGCCTCAATAGCGTCCTGTTCATCACCAAGAAGAAGGCGATGTCCTCAATCGATAGCGACTTCAAGATGATGCAGCCGTCACCGATTTTTTTGCATGTGGTAAACTACGAGAGCCTACACAAGATACCAAACCTATCGTGGGACCTTGTCGTCTGTGACGAGGCGCACACCCTCGGCGCATTCCCCAAGCCGTCAAAGCGCGCCAAGCAGGTCCACAAGATCGTCGGGGCTGCGGGTAGGCCGATGGTGATGCTGCTATCTGGGACGCCGACCCCAGAGTCTTACAGCCAGATGTATCACCAGGTGTATGGGATCGTCGGCAACCCATTCGGTCGGTACAAGAACTTCTACAGGTTCAGTGACGACTACGTCAAGGTGGTGACCAGGCCCATCAACGGGTTTAACATTCGTGACTATAGCGACGGGAGCAGGTCTATCCTGGAGGTGATGGACCAATACACGATCTCGTTCACCCAGAACCAGGCGGGCTTCGTGTCGGAGATTGAGGAGGAGGTCCTAACGGTTCGCCTGAAGGAGTCTACATACAGCCTCTGTAGGGAGCTTAAAAATAATTTAGCTGTCGAGGGAAGGGACGAGGTTATTCTAGCCGACACGGGCGTTAAACTGATGTCTAAGCTGCACCAGATGTACAGCGGGACGGTTAAGTTTGAGAGCGGCAACTCCATGGTCCTTGACTACTCCAAGGCTGAGTTTATTAAGTGGAAGTTTGACGGGCAGAAGATCGGGATATTTTATAAGTTCAAGGCGGAGCTTGAGGCTATTAAGAAGGTATACGGGGACGGCATATGCACAGACCTCGAGGTATTTGACTCCACAGACAAGAGCATCGCGCTACAGATCGTCTCTGGCCGTGAGGGGATCAGCCTAAGGAATGCCGAGTTTATTGTCTTCTACAACATAGACTTCAGCGCCACATCATACTGGCAGGCTCGCGACAGGATGACGACAAAGGACAGGAGGTACAACAAGGTGTACTGGATTTTTTCTGAGAACGGGATCGAGAGGAAGATATATAAGGCCGTAAAAGAAAAAAAAGACTACACACTGAGTCATTTTAAAAAAGATTATATAACTTTGTGATATGCTGGACATTGGTAAAGATAAAGAGAGGGAGTTCGGCCTCTTCTTTGACAAGGTAATCGAGGCGTCTGACGAGCAGGACATGAAGGAGCACTGGGACTTCTGCGTCAAGTACGACGTCAAGATGCTTAAAAGAAAAAACAGGGGAGCCGAGCAAGACGAAAACATACACTGGGTGGAGCTCAAGAATGTTAACGGGGAGCAGGGATGGCTCTATGGCCAGGCCGACTTTTTTGCTTTTGAGCTGGAGGATTACTGGGTCATAGTCTCAAGGAAGGACTTACAAGGCTTTATAGAAAAAAAATGCGTAGAAAAAACATGGTCAAGGACCCCAAGGCTATACTCCCTATACCAGAGGGACGGGAGGAAGGACATTATTACTTTGGTGAAGAGCATCGACCTTATGTATATTTCTACATCGATAAAGAACAAATGAGCGACGAAACCTATAGACCAACGGTAGCCACAGGGATGCTGCCATACTTCTACGTCGGTAAAATATATAGAGATGACCGAGCAACAGATACAGAAGAAGAGAATCGATCAGCTGGAGGCGGAGGGATACTACGTGATAAAGCTGGTGAAGACAAACAAGAACGGGATACCAGATGTGGTTGCGATAGCGCCAAATGCAGATGTACTGTTCTCTGAAATAAAAACTGAGACGGGGAGGCTTTCGAGGCTTCAGGAGTATAGGCTAAAAGAATTAAACGGATATGGATTTAGGACAGAGGTCTACAGAGGAAATAAATTGTCAGATAGGGATAGAGGCGGCGATGCTGATCCTGGAGCTGACCGAGGCCCAGCAACAGACCTTTTTTGATAGGATCGTCGGAGTAGAATTCGACGCCAACGAAAAGTTCTTTGGGATGGCGATAGACTGCCCAGGCGAGGAGTCGGTCTTCCTGGAGATCTGGATAGCCAAAAACCCAGAGGCGCTAGACCGCCAGACAATATTTTACGTTCAGTACATTGACCTAGACATATATCTAGACTACGTTAAATTTAAAGACACGCTGTGATGGAGTATAATTATGAAGACGTTGACAAGGTTGTAAACTTTTCTTCGTGGGATGACAACAAAAAAATTCACGAGCTGTTTCGTATAGACAGCTACATGTATACCAACCTTGGCACCGACTCTACGAAGGGGGAGAGGTATGACGTGAAGAAAAAGTCAAGGTATATATACAAGGCGATAAAGTCAATCAACCATACCATCGGCCAGGAGCTGATGTACGACCTGAGGTTTGAATAGAGAAAAATTCATAGTGCTTGCGTCTAATGAGATGCACGACCTTATAGATGAAATCTATGAGGCACTAATGGACGCCGAGTACGAGATCGCGATTAAAAAACTCAACACACTGACCCTACTTGTTCGGGACGTCAAGCAAACATTTACCAATGAACTATGACATAATCTCAGGCACCGAGTCTGCCTACGTTCACTCTCATCACCCTGAGGACCGTAAAAAAATACCAGTCTATTCTGGGGTGCTGAAATACTTCCCCGACGCAATCAAGGAGGTCGCCAAGTGCTCGCTGGCTGGCAATGACCAACACAACAGAGACAAGCCCCTTCACTGGGACAGGTCCAAGTCTGGCGACGAGCTGGACGCCTTGGCCAGGCACTTAATACAGGCTGGCACCATCGACACCGATGGGATACGCCACTCTGCAAAGGTAGCGTGGAGAGCCCTCGCCAACCTCCAAAAAGAAATCGAAAAAGATGGTCTGTAGACACTGTAAGAAAGACAAGGACGAGTCCGAGTTTTATGTAATCAAAAGCCGCCCATATAAAAAGAAGGACGGAACGACAATCACCTACTCCAACCCCACCCTTGACTGCAAGGAGTGCAAGAGCTTTGGCAAGGACAAGTATTATGAGGTATACATACTTCCGTTTGAGTGGTACGTCGGAATGACCAACAACATAGACAGGAGGATAGGGCAGCATAAAAAGGCTGGCAAGAACATCTCAAGGCACTTCGTCATCTTCAGGTCAAGGAGAAGAAAAATAGCCCACCTGGCAGAAACATTGCTCCACACGCTTGGTTTTAATGGTTTTTAGTCTTATATTTGCCTATCATAGTTTATAAAACCCCCGACGAGTAAAGATCATTTTAAGTGGTGATTGCTAGGGACAGCATTCCGAAGGGGTTTTATTTTTTTCTCATTTTATTATACAGATACCAGGTCTTTGCGCTAGGCTTCTTGCCCATGGCGGCCACGATCGCCTTAATAAGCTCACGCTGCTCTTCGGCGTCAAGATTATCTCCATACATTTGGTAAATTCTCGCCGCCTGGACCTCTGGGTTTTCTTCATATAAAAGGTCTAGCATGGGCCTACTTGTCTCACTGCTCAGTGTGCTTCTGTAAAACTTCTTTAAGTATTTTTCGTGGTCAATAGGGTCAAACCTTTCCTTCACTATCTCGTATATTTGAGTAAGAGTGGGCTTTTTCCCAGTCTCCTTTGTGATTCTCCTTATGTCGCTATACGTCTTCTGTTGCTTAAGGTATATTTCGCTTTCAATGTTGGCCTCTATTTCATTTATTATGTCATCATCCTTATAGTCCAACAGTTTTCTGTTTGTATATCTAGTAATCTTTTTCCCAGCGCTCTCCATCATTTTTTCAAAAACGTTTTGCACCTCTTCTCCTACCGCATGGTCTTTAGAGTATAACCCTCCAGTGGCTGCATATATAGCGCTAACGAATGGGTTTGTTGACTCGCTTGTGA